CGGTATGTGCGGTGTCGCTTACAGCTCGTAACAAAATTGCACTATGTTATGCAGTGGCAGTGTTGTCATGGATATCAAAATTTTTGCACATCCTTTAAAAATTTAATAAAAAAACAAAAAAAAGTTTTTTATTAAATGTTTTATTAAGCTTTCGCTTTTGTTGCAACAAAAGCATTAAAATAGCTTTAAACTATAAGTTTTGTTTATGGTTTTAAAAATCATAATCAAAACCAAATAAACAATATAAAGAAATAAGCATTACAAATACATATAATGAGTGTAGATATAGTAAATCTAATTGAAAGTAACCCACTTACAAAGCTTACAGGAAGCTACCAGTCATCCATTGTAGATAAAATGAAAGCAAATTTCAACACATATGAACAGCAAATGTTTTTGTCAAGTTTTTATTGTTATTTAAACTATAATGATGCCGATTATATAATTGATTTGGATAATGTATGGGAATGGATGGGATTTCAACAAAAATCTAATGCAAAACAAGTACTAGAAAAATATTTTTGCAATAATATTGATTACAAAATCTTTGCTCCTGAAGTCGCAGGAGCAAAAAAAGAAGGTCGTGGAGGTCACAATAAAGAAATTATTTTAATGACAATTAGAGCTTTTAAATTATTTTGTTTAAAAGCCGGAACAAAAAAATCAAATGAAATTCATGAATATTATGTGAAAATGGAAAAGGTAATTCAAGAAGTTGTTATAGAAGAGTGCAAATCACTTTCAGACCAATTGAGAAATGTTCAAATAACAAATGCAAATGATGTTGCAAAGAGAGAAGCCGACTACCAAATCAAACTCAAGAAACAAAAGGAGCTTGAAAAGGAAAAAGTCTTGTTAAACCAGTTTTCAATGCATATTCCAATTGTCTACATCATCCGCGTAAAAACATTTGAAACTAGCGAATACATTGTTAAGATTGGCGAAAGTCGCAGAGGTATTATTGGAAGATATAACGAACATAAAAGTAAATATCCCGAATGTGTCTTGTTAGATGTATTTGTGGTTCAACAAAGCAAAGATTTTGAATCGTATATTCATAACCACCAAAAAATAAGATGCAACCAAGTAAAGGATATGGAGAAACACGAGAACGAACATGAATTATTTTTGATTGGTAAAAATTTGACATACCAAATATTAGTTGATGCAATCAATTCACAAATAGACAATTACCAAGAATATGGAACAAAAAAAATAGAGCTGGAGATTGAAAAACTCAAAGTAATTGCTATGAATCACGAGAGCCCAGCAATTGTAGAACTTATTGAGTCAAACAAACGAATAGAAGAATCCAACAAACTTTTACATACACGAATTAATAAACTGGAATCTATGATAGAGAAATTACTTGAAATAAGATCTGTTAAAATCCAAACAGGATTCCAAGAACCATTAACGACATTGGGTCCGCGCGTTCAAAAAATCAATCCAGACACAATGCAACTCATCAAAGTTTATGAGTCGGCAACCGAAGTAATGAATGAAGATCGGTCTATAAAAAGGCCAACCTTATCAAAAGCAGTTTTGGAAAACATAGTTTACAACGGATTCAGATGGTTGTTTGTTGAACGCGATATGGATTCAACTGTCCTCCACAATTTACAACCGACACGCCCTACTATTGCAAAAAATATGGATTATGTTGCCAAAATGAATGCCGACCAAACCGAGATTATGAATGTATATTTGGACCGAAAAACCGCGGCGTTAATGAATGGTTATTCAATGAGTGGTTTGGATAACGCCGTGAAAAAAGGAACGCAGACACAAGGTTTTTATTATAAATTATATGGCGAGTGCGATGAGAATGTAGTACAAAATTTTACAGAAAAATATGGAAAAGATGTATTATTGTATAAAGATGGGCTAGGAATCTACAACGAAAATGGTGAATTGGTTAAAGAGTACAAATGCAAATACGATTGTATTAAACTTGAAAGAATGAGCGACAAAACTCTTGCAAAAGCAATGACCGAAGATAAAACATACAATGGATATAAGTACAAAGAACTCCCCTCTCGATTGAGTTGTTACTAAGTGCACTACGTTTGTTTGAAATTATGCAATTATAATTTCAAATGAAGGATGGGTCAAAGGGCGTAAGAGAAGCTTCACTTCTCTGAATACCGTAGGTTTCCTTTAAAATTCCGGATTGTCCGTAAAAACCGCGGCAACCGCGGGCAAACTCGTTTGGTCGGTCATTGCACTAAAGAACCCATTCATCGATTTGTTCATCGAAAACACCGCAAACGTGGAAACACCCGCCGAAACCGCAACAATGGTCGCATCGCGAATGAGTTCCTTCAAAGGGCGCATTTCCTTGTCCACATATTTCATCTCTATCATTTTGGCTAAAATGTAGAGAACGGTCGTGACAATAATTATGGCAACAATGGCTTCCATTCTATATAATCAGCGATTTTGAAAAAGCGCGTTTCTGACCGCACGCCTTATTTTCTTTTTTTGTCTTGCGTTTGGTCCCACGTTTGTTCCTGCGTTTGGTCTTGCGTTTGGTCTTTTTACCTTCAGCCAACGCGTCATAAAAAACAAGATATTCGTTTTCAGTATCTTCGGTTACATATCCTTCATCGTCATTCATTCTGGATCGATTTTTTGCAATAAATTTTTTAAATTCAGTATCAAATCGCGATCGGTCATAAAGACTCGTTAAATAATCCGGAAATTTATCAAAATCAACACCGACAATCCCTCTATTATCATCATATAAACCAGCAAATGTTGAAATTTCTTTAATCGTGCTTCCGTTATATATTTTACTACGAGGATGCCACAATTCACCCGATGACATCATTTGCAAATATGGATGCAGTGGAGGTATAAAAAATAAATTATCATCTTGACTATTGTCACCATAAAAAAACTTATTTAAAACGTATTTATGTTTATACAACTTATTTGTTTTTATATCTTTATTCGCATTGCCAACGATTGTTGCGTCCGTCATAAATTTATATGTACACGCCGTAATATCCGACAATACCCCATTTAATAGAGATGAATTATAAGAGATGGAATATCCTCGATTCTGTGCATTTTCGTCAATTCCCAATTCTTTAACATCGCGTGCACCGCGATATAATACAATACCATCGTTTTCGACCCCAACGGTTTCTTGGATTAACGTATTTTTTAATAATTCTATATTTAAATTTGCAAGAAATATTTTAAAAAAATATTTGGAATCAAACGTGTGTCGATGATCGTATATTATTGCATGCATTCGAGTTCTATCATGAAGGGTTCTCTCAAATAATTCTTCAATTTGCTTTTTTTGTTCCATTAATTTATTATTTTCTTTGATCAATTTAATATTTTCGGTGAACGATTCAATCATACTTAAAAATATTTCTTTGATATATAAATTGTTAACATAGCTTTGCGTTTCGTTGATTTTATTAAAAAAATTTATAAAATTATATTTTTTTGAATTAAACCCTTCCCAAATGTCATTTGAATTTTTAGTAATAAAAGTTATAAATTCTTCGGTATTTGTGTCATAATATTCGCGTTTTTTATCAACAAATGTTTCATTGATAAATAAATGGTATTCACTTACAATACTATCTAAAATTTTATTATAATCTTTGTATTTCGGAGTTTTATAATTTACATCTTCTAGACTCAATAGAAAAGTTATAATAAAATTATTTAATCCAAATATATTTTCAGAAAGTTCTGCATGATAGTCATTTAATTTATTGCAATAATCAATATATGGTTGTTGCTCGTTATTAAAATTTTTTATATTTATTTTACGGTTATACAAAATTACACAATTGTATAATATAAAAAACAAATCGTAGAGAACTCGGGGCAATTGATATATTTGTGTCCCGGATAATTTACTTTTAATAAATTGAAATTCATTTGATTTAATGCTATTTTTTTCCGCCTGGGTTAAATTGTTTGATATATTTAAACACAATGGGTAGTGATATTTTAATAGAATCGTTTCATACACATTTTTATATTCTTCAAATGTAAGCAAAGAATCGTTTTTATTTTGTAAAATATATGTATAATTTTCTAACATTAAATTATATATATATTATTTTTATAATATTTTGCAATTAAAGCTCGTCGAAATCCAGCTTGATAATGTCGTCCGATAAGGAGTCGGGGTTCAAATCGGTGAATCCAAGACTCATGCTGTCTAAATCATCACCGATTTTCAGTCGGTCCTCGTCGTCGTCGTCTTCCGCCTCGTCTATTTTCCGTTGCAAATTGCGTGACACACTAATTTCCTCCAATCGTTCGATGGTTTTGGGTGCATTAATTTCTTCCACTTTACCGTCATCCGTTAAAGCGCGGTCGACATCGTCAAATGTGAGTCGATTTACAACAGGTTTGTCACTGATATTGGTAATGATTGCCCCGGACTCAAACGACGGGGGTGGTTCAGGTTCCGCAATAACATCTGGTTCTTTGTCCTCTTCCTTTTTCTCGTCCAAAATTTCCTCCACGATTTCCTCCTCCTGTTCCACGGATTCGTCCAAGTAAGCGCGCACGATGGCCTCCGTCGGAATGCTGTCACGAATGGTTTTCAAAATACACTCCTCCACGATGATTTCAAACTCACGCCCGTGTTTCTGCTGGCTCAAAGGAGACGCATTTTTGTCAAAAAGGTAAGCGTTCTTATACACTTTTCGCGCCACATTGATGTAAGCTTTGTGCAAGAAATCGTTGAGTTTCGGGATGGAAATGTCGATTTTCTTCTGCCGGGTCCCCACGCGAACGCACGTCAACACTTTAAGCTGAATGACATGGACGCAGGTGATCAGATCCTCCAAATAATTGCATCCCGATTTCTCCACAATTCGGGTTTTCTCTTCATCAATGATGTTCGCATTCCATTTGGGAACTCGGCAAATGAAATTCTGAAAGGTCATCAGGTATTTCTCCACCTCTCCGTTATCCACACTCACTTTCCACGACTCGTTGAATATAGAACGGATGCCTTCCATAATTCTTGGTGTTAAAATGCCGACCAACCGACTGCACCACTCGTTGCGGGCCTCGTTTAAATTTGATAACATAAAATCGTCCATTTATAAAAACGAAACATTTTTCAAATTGCAATCTGAACGTAAAAACACGTAGTCGAACAAATACATCATCAGCAACTTTTCTGACCGAAATTCGCCCTTCACTTTTTCAAAACAAAACTGGACCTGAACCATTTTGTCTTTGTCTAAAACTTCTTCTAAATATTGGATGATGTCCAAACAGGAAATCCCGTCCTCATACAACTGGTTGGCAAGATTCATAAACCATTTGTAATCATCTTTTCTTAGAGAAACATCCTTTAACACGGGTTCCAAAATACGGTTTCTACATTCTCTCTTCAAATCGGTGAAACCATAGATTGCGTCGCGATTCACCTTGTGCAAACTTTTGTAAACAGGGTTGTCGGGATTTTCCGTTTTGTCCGGAACAAAAATTTCGCAAAACCGGGACAAAATGGGTTTCAACAGTTTATGTTTGTTCTCTACGACAATGAAAAAACGCGTATTGTGACTGAAAAGTTCAATGCATCGGCGCAAAGCGGACTGCGCATCAATGGTAAGTTCGTCCGCATTATAAAGGACAATGCTTTTGAACAAGGTTTTGTCGTTGCACTGAATATTGGCCTTGGCAAAGTATTTGAGTTCGTCGCGAATAAATTTGATGCCCTTTCCGTGGGCGCAGTTTACAAACATGACGTTGGTTTTGATGCGATTGCGGTCACCGTCGTAAATGCGGTTGATGAAATCGCCGACAATGGTTCGCTTGCCACACCCGGAAGAACCGTGGAAGACAATGTTGGGGATCTTGCGGATTTGGATAAAATAGTTGAGTTTAGCAGTTACAAAATTATTTTCGTGAAAAACGGTTGTCATTTGCAATCATTCCGGTTTTGTTTTTATTTGCTTTTCCTGTATGTTTTTCTTTTTATGTATCTTTTGCTTTTCCTGTGTGTTTTTATTTTCTTTCTTTTTCCTCCTCCTAAATATTGTTCGATGCTGTTGTCTGGGTCATCGTCAGATGACGCATAATATGTTTCGGCAGGACCATACTGGAGTGATTCTATATTAGCATTTCTTCTTGATTCTGCCGCAGCAGTTCGCGGTGTTTTTGTTTTCAATGCATTGTCGTATTTAATACAGTTTTTTAAAAATCTTGAAAAAAAGTAATCATTATCTACATTTTTTCTTGATGAATTTGATGATTTGTATAATTGTAAAACTGCGTCTAAATCTTTTTTTTGGTCTTTAATCGACGTAAAACTCTGTCCAAACGATTGAGATTTTAATACAGAACGAATAATGTCTTCATCTTTTTCAAGGATTTTTATAACATTCACAATATTGCTGTAAATTTTTGATTTATTCTCTGCACTTTCACATATTTGTTTAACACGTTCTTGCAACCCAGGATTCAACGTTTTAAAAAAAACACAATACTTTCTTGTATTCATTTCTTTACTATAAATTTATAATATATAAATATCGGATTCTGGTTCCCTTAACCGAGTTTAACAACATTCATCATTTGTTTTGTGAAAACATATCTCTCGTGGTACATGGTTCGGCGTCGCAAATTACAAAGCAAACAGGCGATTTCCACATTGTCTTTATTGTGTCCCATACTATTATCGATTCGTTCTAAAGTCCATTGTTTGTTTTCTCTCACGAAGTTGTAAAAAAGATACACGGACTCTCTGCAATAAAAACATTTCAAACTTTTTTCATGCAACAGTTGAATGACAAAATTCAGGTCCACGAATTTATCATCGTCGTATTTGTGTTTCTGGATGTCCTGCATTTTATAACTGGAAACCTTGTTTTGGATTTGGCGTCGCATTTCTCTGCAGACCTCTTTCAAATCATCATCTAATAATCCATCCGATTGTATCGCTGTTAAGCAATCCCACTGTTTATCCAGTTCTAGGAATTTCTCGTCAAATCGCCATTTGTCGGTTTCCTTACGAACCGATTTCACTTTTGGAACAATCACCTTCTTCTTCTCTTCCTTTTTTCGCAAATCAATTGTGAGAGATTTGGTTTCCATTATAATTACGTCATTTTATTTATCTCATTTAAAAACGATATAAACATTATTCAATAATAATATAAAAGAACGACTCTTATATTATGTTTCCTACTATTACTCCTCCTCCTCAACAACCTAGTGAAAAGAAAGACGACGAATCCAAGATTATGTATAAATACAAAAACATTTTGACACAGCCGTCCTTCGAGGAAACCGCGACAAATTCGATGAACAAGATCGACGAAATGTTGGAAACCGAAAAGAAGAATATGAATTCGGAGCCCTGGAACAAGCTGGACAAGCGGTTAAAAATCCAGAAATTGCACGCATATGCCGAAAAATACGGGAAAGAAAACGGCCTGCCGATGAAGGAGGTCAAGGGTCTGAAAACCTTTTTCAGCGCTTGTCTCACCAAAGACAAGCTGGCAAAGGTAAAGGACGTGGATTACAACAAGGAGACCGGGATTATAAGCAACATCGGCGGTCTCGCGTTCAATCTTTCAACGCGCGCATTCACCATTCGCAACCTTGATAAAAAGGTCTCTACATTGAAATCGCTTACGCCTAAGAAAATCGAGTCCACGAATGAAGAGGAATAACCGGATTCACCAATTGTTATATTGTATTTAGTTAAATACAATTTAATATATATACTTAGACAACTATGTTTGAATTTAGCGAAGAGGATATCATTGATTTAGAAATAGAGATTCACGAATCCGTAGAGAAATATTTGGCGGAAAAAGGTATCCAACAATGTCAACCAGAATTTTACAAAACAATGGTGGACCAGATTACCCAGGACTATTTGGACGATTTGATTTGCATCGGGTTCATTGAGGAAGACCGACCCTATGAGAAAATATTCAAGAAATTTCGGAAGAGAGTTCATTTGTTCGTAAAGAACTATTTCTCGATCATCGGTATTCCGCGCAGATCTTATGCAAATCCGCGCACCTCCGCGTATGAAACTGTAGACAAAGCCGTCATGAAAGCACGTCTTGACAAACTTCAATGTGCGACTTCATTGGTTCAGCGAACTCCGGAGTGGTATCGGTTCCGCCACAATCTGATCACCGCCAGCAACATTTGGAAAGCGGTCGGGTCCGAGGCAAACCAGAACAGTCTGATTCTGGAAAAATGCAAACCGATGGTGACCGATTCTTACGATACATCTGTGAATACGGATTCGCCCATGCATTGGGGCAACAAATATGAACCACTTACCGTGATGTTGTATGAGTATCGCAATCAGTGCAAAGTGGGCGAATTCGGATGCATCCAGCATCCCGCGTATCCATTCATTGGTGCATCCCCTGACGGAATCGTGGTTACCGAAGAATCCAGCGCCTATGGCCGAATGTTGGAAATCAAAAACGTGGTATCCAGAGAGATAACGGGTGTGCCCAAGATGGATTATTGGGTGCAGATGCAAACACAAATGGAAGTTTGCGACCTGAACGAGTGCGATTTCGTAGAGACGCAGTTCAAGGAGTATGACGAAGTGGACGAGGAACTTTTCTACAAGAATAAGCACCAGTATTTGTATAACGGCGTGATTCTCTATTTCATCAAATCCGATTTTGCAGATGCGAAGCCCCATTATGTGTATATGCCGCTCAACGTCGGCCTGAATAAATCCGCGATTGTCGAATGGACGAACCAAATCAAACAAGAGATGAAGGAGACCCACGTTTTGTTCAAACGCATTTATTGGTATTGCGAGGCGTATTCGTGCGTATTGGTGAAACGCAACCGGCCCTGGTTCGAAATGGCGCTTCCCAAAATCCAGGAACTATGGAACACGGTGGAGAAAGAACGCGTTACCGGATACGAACATCGAAAACCGAAGAAGCGCGTCGCCGATAAAAAGTGTTTGATTTCCAGGTTAGTGAGAGAAGAAGTGGAACAAAGCGAAATGAATGAGGACAATTGCGAATAATTAAGTAGACCCCGTTATTATAGGTTTTGGATTCTTCTTTCGCGTCAACTGCAGTTTGCTTGAAAATATGTAAAAACAAAGAAGAAGCTATTCGCGCACCTAGAAAACTGGTTAAATTGCCAATGACCATTTTTACCAATGTTGATAATTTCAATCCAAAACGATTGCAGAGAACCGCCGTGGAAGCGTATCCTTTGGAGAATCGGCCACGCGGGGATAAAGATATTAGTAGCGTTGAGTATCACAGAGAACAAATACGACAGAACATGGATATTGGACCCATTTGGTTGATAATCCAAAACGATGAAACGTATTTATTATTGGATGGCGCACATCGAATCGTCGCCCATTATATTGAAGGCGAACAATACATAAATGCCTATGTAATTCAGTTATAATCGCTTGTAAATATATAATGAATATTACGCAAAATCTAAGCCATTATGGCGACATTTTGGCAATCCCCTTTTTTGGATTGCTCGTTCTCTATTTTTACGGAATCGAGAACAAAACCCCGTTGGAATATGTATTGTTTGCGTTTTCTGCAATGGGGTTTGTTTTGGATATTTTTTACACGTATCTTTTTTACAAAACCAAATAATAGTAGATAAAAACCTATTTAGAAATAATAATTCATTATGTGTATTATTATTATGTCTTCCGAAATGTATGTGACAAAGAGAGACGGCGAGACCGAAATCGTGTCTTTTGACAAGATTTTGCGCAGAATCAAGCGCATTGGATTAGAGGCCGGTATCCAGATTAACTATACGATGCTTGCGATGAAGGTCATCGACCAATTGTATGACAACATTTCCACCACGAAAATCGACGAACTCACTGCGGATCAATGCGCATCCATGTCATCCATCCATTACGATTACGCCACATTGGCGAGCCACATCACGGTTTCGAATCACCACAAGAACACGGAGGCGGATTTTGCGACGGTGATGTCCCAGCTCCATAATTATATGGATAAACACGACAAACAATCGCCCTTGGTCACCAAAGAGTTGTTGGATATTGTGGAAGCAAATAAAGAGAGAATTACGGGTGCACTCAATTTCAAACGCGACTACGTTTTCGACTATTTCGGATTCAAAACGCTGGAGAAATCTTACCTGATGCGAATCAATGACAAGGTGGTAGAAAGGCCCCAACATATGTGGATGCGCGTTTCTCTCGGGATTCATGGCACAGACATCGAGGGCGCAATTAAAACCTATGATCTGATGTCGCAGAAGTATTTCACACACGCCACGCCGACTTTGTTCAATGCCGGAACCCCGCGACCCCAATTGAGCAGCTGCTTTTTGATTGCAATGGAAAAAGACAGCATCGAAGGAATTTACAACACGTTGAAGGACTGTGCGCTCATCAGTAAGTGGGCGGGGGGAATCGGACTGCATATCCACAATGTTCGTGCGACCAATAGCCATATCCGTGGGACAAATGGCACCAGCAATGGGATTGTGCCGATGTTGCGCGTGTTCAATAATACTGCCAAGTATGTTGATCAAGGAGGCGGAAAGAGAAACGGGT